GGTCCGTTAGTTCAGTTGGTTAGAACGCTACCCTGTCACGGTAGAGGTCGTCGGTTCAAGTCCGATACGGATCGCTCAAAAATGCTCTTCTAGCCCAACTGGTAGAGGCACCAGACTTAGGATCTGGGGGTTGTAGGTTCGACTCCTACGAGGAGCACTGGGATATAGTGTAATGGTAACACAACGGCTTCCAAACCCGTTGACGTGGGTTCGATTCCTACTATCCCTGCCAAGGCCCTATCGTCTAGTGGTTAGGACATCAGATTTTCAATCTGGAAACGAGAGTTCAATTCTCTCTAGGGCTACGCCACCTTAACTCAGTCGGTAGAGTGCCATACTTGTAATATGGATGTCGTCAGTTCGATTCTGACAGGTGGCTCTGATATAATGGAGTTATATGATAACAAACAATAAAAAACATTTATTTTTTGATGATGTATATTTTTTTAATTCGCCAGAGATTTCTAACTTTGTAGAACCATCTATGCAATTTATCAATAATAAAAGTATTTACACTCCAGAATTGCGGGGACCAGTTGAAAAAATTGGTGATAAACAATTAACGGAAACTATCAAATATAGTTTAAATAATTATGGTCAAAGATCTTCAGACTACTACAAACTTTTAGATACTGATTTTAATATCTTGTTTGCTGGTTGTTCTATTACATTTGGAGAATTCTTGCCAGAAGGCTACGCATGGCCACATCATGTATACAATTATTATAAAGAAGAATATAGTAATCTTGGACCATATAGGTCTATTTCTTTTCTAGGTGGATCAGCCACAGAAATTATTTTAAATGTGTTTAAGTACATAGATCTTTATGGCAGGCCAAATGTTATTTGTATTTTGTTACCAGACATGTTTAGATACTATGAGCCAAAGTTAGATGGTTCCAGTTTTCAACACACCGTTGAGTACATACCTAAGCATGGTGTTAGCGATTCTTTGATGCCTTTTCGTGGTATGCAAGAGTTTGTTCAAAGTTATAGAGCACTTCACATTATGTGTAAAATATCTGGGATCAAACTATTGGCAACATCTTGGGATGATCTGGCAAATGAAAAAATAAAAGATATAGGTTTTGACACCTATGGTATAATTAATAATGAGAGTCAAGACAGTTTCATAAAGTCTTTAGACTTAGATGAATTAGGGCAGTATGACGAAAGGTTTTTCTATAGTGCTTCAGACAATATACACCCAGGACTACTTAGGCAGATGTTTTTTGCAAAGCATTTCATAGACAGGATAGCAAATGAAAAAGAAAATTAAACGAATGATCATGATGTATAGGTTGAGAAGATCTTTGAAAAAGAATAGAAAGTTTATATACTAATGATTATCTTAGGAATTAACGAGACCTCACACGATGCTTCTGTCTCTCTAATTAAAGACGGAGAAATACTTTTTGCTGGACATGCCGAACGGTACAGTAAGCGTAAAAATGATTGGTACAACAATACAAATATTTATTTAGATATGCTTAATTATGGAAAGCCAACACATATAGCGTATTATGAAAGACCGCAACTTAAACGATCCCGCTTGTTTTTACGTGGTGGCATGGGAGAGTGGAAGCCCACCATGCCATTTGATCTACCTGTTAAATACTTTAGTCATCACCATTCTCATGCTGCAGCAGGATATTACACTAGCAAATTTGATGATGCTGTAGTCGTAGTGCTAGATTCTATTGGAGAGTACAATACAAGCACCATCTGGAAAGGTGAGGGCGACAAGTTAACTAGAGTTTTCAAACACAACTACCCATTTAGTTTTGGACTGTTTTATTCTGCTTTTACACAGTTAGTGGGTCTTAAGCCTAACGAAGAAGAATACATCATGATGGGGATGGCTGCATACGGCGATCCAAAAAGATATTGGAAAAAGATATACGAATACTTTCCATCAATCAATAGTCAAAAGTATAATTTTCATCAGGGAATTTATGATTGGGATGAACCAATCCTAACTGAGCAAGACAAGTTTGACATTGCAGCAGCAGCACAAAAGGTTTATGAAATTAGATTACTTGACTTTATGCGCTATGCTAAAGCAAAGACTGGAAAAGAAAATCTAGTGTTTATGGGTGGCTGTGCTCTTAATGCATCTGCAAATACTAAACTATGGGATATCTTTTCTAATGTATGGATTATGCCAAACCCTGGGGATGCTGGATCATCGCTAGGAGCAGCAGCAGCCCTATATGGCAAACATATTAACTGGAAAGATCCATATTTGGGGCATAGCCTTAATGCCAATAAGCCATATCCAGTTGAGCAAATCTTTGAAAAAATTATGAACACTGGAGTATGTGCGGTAGCCCACGGTAGAGCAGAGTATGGTCCACGTGCATTGGGCAATAGATCTATTCTTGCTGATCCAAGAGATCCTAATATTAAAGATAAAGTTAATATGATCAAGAAGAGAGAGATGTTCAGGCCTTTTGCCCCTGTAGTTTTAGCAGAACATGCATCCGAATGGTTTGATATGAAGTATGCTAGTCCATATATGCAGTTTACTCCAAAGTGTTTAAAGCCAGAATTGATACCATCTGTGGTTCATCAAGACGGTACGTCTAGAGTTCAAACAGTTACTCGTGAGCAGCATCCTGGACTATATGATACTATCAAAAAGTTTTATGAAGCAACTGGTGTTCCAATTTTATTGAATACAAGTTTAAATATTAAGGGCCAACCACTCTTAAATGACAAAGACGATATCCTTGCATGGCAGGATACATATAACGACATCATAGCACCATGGTAGGTTTATATAATGATCATTGAAAAAAATAAGATAAAGGGTTCAGAGTTTTGGGTAAACTCTTCACATCTACCGTTTAGAGATATTTTGATTGAGTCACGAATTCCTGGCAAATGGTCTGTGTTTTCTAATATAGAAAAGCAATACCACGAATATGCATTAAAGCCAATCAATAGATATGTTTCTAACTTATATCCAAAGCCAGAGTTAATTAGTTATGATCGTAACTCTGTCAGACTAAGACAGTATACGCACGCAGAAATCTGGGTAGAGCCACAAGAGGATGGACTCTATGCACTAGATAAGACTTGGCAGCGACAGTTCTATCCTTCAGAAAATATGTTTGCACACACGGAATGTTTTGATGCCACATATAAATTCTATATGCCCTGGCTTCCTGATTTCAATATTAGTGGCAAAGTTGTAAACCCAGACATACAAGATCCTGTATTTATTATTAATGAAAATATATTAATGTTTAATAGTCTTAATATTAACCAGCACTTTATAGATGTTCCATTCGTTCATTTTAAAATTAAAAAACAAGGACCGCACATGAAAACCAATGAGTATGGTATCATTGATATGCATACGCCAATGTATGACCTTATCTTAGAACTTCCAGAACAGGAGATTGATCGTGTCAGACGACAATTTGGATGATGTTAAACAATTATTTTTTGTTGCAGATAAGGGCGGTCCATGGATTGAGCCAGAATCAGCATATAAAAAAATACCACAGTGGTATAGAGATTTAGCCAAACACTTTAGATCTAACGATCTAAAAGATTTATCTCCAGTAAATGATAGAGGCGGAGATGGCTCAAATGTTTCTACTAAACTATGTTTGCCATTCCAAGACGCTATGTCTTTGGGCTATATGTATTGTCTAGAAGGAGACCTTAAGGTTGAACTAGATGTCAATGGAAAACCAACATTGTCTTGGACCGAAGAGTTTATGCTTATGGACAAACGCCCTAACGTTGACCTAGCAATTCCAGACGATGTTCATCCCATTCATTTTGGCGTAAAGATGAATTGGTTTTATGAAACACCACCTGGGTATTCACTGCTCATGACCATGCCAATTAATAGACCAGACTTGCCTTTTTGGACTCCTTCTGGTATAGTTGATGCAGATATATGGGGGCTACCTGCGTTTTTGCCATTCTTCATCAAGAGAAATTTTGAGGGGGTAATTCCAAAGGGAACTCCCGTAGCACAATTAATTCCTATTAAGCGAGAGCCTTGGGAGTTAGTAGTAGATAGATCTGATGAGGCAGTAGAGAGACATGAGTTAGCATCTGAAAATAGACGCTCACACATTACGGCACACTATAGAAAATTTGCTTGGCGTAAAAAACAATACACCAAGGGTATGTAGTATAATAGATATATAGTTCTAAGGAGAATAAAAATGCAAACCATTGATGGTCGTCCACAAACAAGTGTACCCCATAAGTTTTTTGAAAGATATTTGGACAATGATCTAGACTCACTGTCTAAGTTTCTTCATGAGAAGTATCAACTTATCCAGTCTGCAGAGTTACGTGGAGTAACAGAATTAAATAAGCAGGATGAGTACTGGACTGAATCTGGTAGCACTTCTACGGTTAAGTGGAGAGAGTATAACGTGTTCCAGTTTTATCATGAGGGACTTTACAAACTTTACCGTGGAATTTCCGATACTGTAAAAGAGGCATGTGAGTACTACGGTATTAACTTTGAAGAGCAGCAGTATTATGTCCAGGGATGGTTTAACATTAACCACAGCGATACTGGAAAATTAAACTGGCATGATCATGGTGGGCCATTTGCTCCTCACTTTCACGGCTATTACTGCGTAAGTGCAGAACCTTCTATCACACACTATAGAATTGAAGATGGTTCTGGTAGAGTTGTAGAGAATGTCAACAAAAACAATAGGCTTATTGTTTCAGAGATGGGGCACCCACACGCTATGGGCGATTGGACCTGGAATGGTCCAAGAATTACCGTTGCGTATGATATTGAGCCTTTAAGTTCATTGGTTGATAATGACCTAACAATTCAGCAACACTGGATTCCTCTGCTTTAATATGTCTACTATTAATGTTGTATTTTATGGGTATAAGAGCAAAGAATTGCCAGAGGCAGTTGATGCACTTATCTTAAACCAAAGTGGTCAAAATCAAATTAATGTTTTTGTTTTTGATCAAACTAATGTTATGCGTCAAAATAAGTTCGCCAACTCAGAATATACTCACGTTTATTGGGATAATCGTAGGTCTCCTTTTTCTTATTTAGAGAATGTTTTGGATAGTTCCGACTCTGACTTTTTCTTATACATTAATGGTGCAATTAGGTTTGAGAAAAATTGGGATATGGAGTTGGTTATGGGGCACGGAGGAAGAGATGTTGTGATCTCTGGCAACCATACAATCAGATTCGTAGACGATAACTATAAGTTTTATCCAAAATATGAAAAGGGTGAGACCAATAGTGCTACTATTACAAACTGGATAACGCATGATTTTGTCTTTATGCAAACACATATGTTTAAAAACTTTCCAAGATTATCGCATAACTTAAAATATTTAGGCTTTGAGGAAGTCTTTTCTGCTTATGCCATTAGTCGTGGAATACAGATCCAGTGTATAGCAACTCCATGGGCAAACAAGATTGACGAGGATATTTTTGTACATGACTATCATCCATTTTCATTAAAGCATGGATATAATTCAGTTATTGAAATGATGCGTCAGAATAAGAATGTTTTTTTTGGCGACCTCACGTGCATTGATAAATTAAAAATAGCAGTTGGATTTAACTTTAACAAACTATCGTATCTACCTTTCAACCCAGACGATGTTTTGTATGACCCAGTAATGGAGATGGACTCTGTTGGGGAAGAGCGATTCATTGCTGGCGTAAGAATGATACGATAGTGGTATAATATATGACAAAGGAGAACTATGCTTAAAGAACCATACGTTGTAGAAAACTTTATTACACCTGAAGATGCAGCCATTTTAATTCAAGAAATGGAAAGCCCTTCAGAGGTAAACCCATATCCAGAATATTATAAAACACGTTTTGGTGGAACTGGATATCCATATAACCAAAGAGTATTAGCAATACAAAAGAAGTATGCTCTTAAGGCTAATGAAATTTTGCAAGAATTAAACCCAGAAGAAGAAGATCCAATCAAAACCTTTAAGTGTTTTGGTTCACAGTGGCGAACTGGTGGTTTTGGATTACCACACCTAGACGACCAAGACCCAGAACCATTTATTGAGTACAGTTCTGTTGTATATCTTGATGATGATTTTGAGGGTGGAGTTATATTCTTCCCATCTTTGCAATTCGAGTTTGTGCCTAAAAAATATTCAGCGGTATTTTTCTTGAGTGATGGAGAAAAGTGGAAGCATGGTATCACACCTGTTGAAAGTGGTAAAAGGTCAACACTACTTTACATGCATACAACAAAACTAGAGCACGTTGACCCAGATTTGGATTAATATGAACGTAAACTTTAGAAACACAACGTTTGCAATGCTGGAAAATCATCCAGACGAAAGTATGATTGATTGGAAGTTTTGCAACAGAGATCACTACTTAAAATTTGAAGATATTTTTAGAAAAAATGTTTTATTCTTTGACCCATTTTTGGTAGAAGGATTCTATGAAAAGAATGACTTTGAAGAATTAAAGGGTATTCTAGAATCAAAAGATGTTAAAGAAATTGCATACACTAAGCAAATGAATAAGTGGGAAGATGCTGTACAAATTCCACAACACTTCTTTGACAAGGCCATCAAGCGTACACAAGACCTGCTTGGTACAAACGATGTAGAACTTGGCTATTACCTATATGCTCATCATCAAATTACTGCAGAAGGACGTAAGCCATTTTTGCAAGTACACCTAGACTGGTCTCCAGGATGCTATATGGTGGATCTGCACATTGGTGGAAATAGAGACTGGGGATTTGTGGCGCATGATAAAGAGTTTATTACTAAACCAAATGATGCCATTATCGTCCAGCCTGAATTGGATTTCCACTATCGTCCAGCCTGGAACTCTGATGATCCTGCTGAAAACTATAAGGTCTTGTTCTTCCACTTAATTAGAAAAGATCATTGGAAGAATCTATATGGTAATGAATTCATTACAGATAAAGACTTTCTGGCGTTTCAGCATCAAAGACTTCATATCTGGCAAGAACTTTATGTTAATCACGTTAAGAGCGTTCCTGGACTTCCAGATCCAGTTTTTAGTTCTGACGAGGGCCTGACAGAAGATGATAAAAGATTATTTAACGTAGAGAAAAAGGAGATGTAATGTTGAACTACGAAATTCTTGGTGATGGATTAGTATATTACAAAAATTTAATTAAAGATCCATACCAAATTATTGATGATATTGAAAATTTAAATGATCGTATCATCAAAGATATTGAAAATAATGTTCCTGGGTCGCAGGAAAGTTCTGCAAAGCCTTGGCATAACTGGGATCATACTCAAGGCGACATGCATCTTCATTTCTGTAAGCAGCGTTGGCTACCTAGATCTGAAGATATGGCAGAGAATGATATCTACTACAACGAATACTCATCTATTTCTGACAGACTATTTAGTGCTTTAGATGCTGGGTTCAATCATTATTCTCAAACACTTTACCCATATGCTTCACGCAACCTTAAGGGTAAAGAGGACAACATGAGTATTCTAAAGTATGAAAAGGCTGGATACTTACCAGCCCATACTGATCATGGTTCAAGCAGCAGAACTCTTTCAGTTGTGCTATACCTCAATGATAACTATACTGGTGGAGAAATCACATTCCCATATGTAGGAAAAGGTATTACAATTAAGCCAGAAGCAGGAAGTGCAATCTTCTTCCCCTCAATGTTTGTCTTTGTGCATGAAATTGCAGAGGTAACAGAGGGAGTAAGATATGCGCTACCAAACTGGTATCACAACATGTTAAACAAGGTATATACGGACGGTACAGAATGAAAATCACACATCAACCCTATAACCCAACTAACGAAGAACTGTATGCAGAACTAAGGTTTATGTATACTAAGTATGAAGAGTTATGCAAAGCATACAAAAGACTTGCATCCCGTATGGAACTAACACCTACAAACGAGGTGCATGATATGAGTCATATGACTTTTCAAGAAAACAATAAATACTAATAAGGAGATGATATAAATGAAGGAAGCACTGTCTGGTGGAAACACCACTGCAACTTCAACAATTCACCCTATTGCACAAAAAGTTATTGCTGAGGCAAAGCGTATTGTGGATAGTGGTTATCAGGAGGGTCCAAATAACGATACTATTTTTGGTAAGTGGTTTGGTCTCAACTTTAACCCATGGTGCGCTATGTTCGTATCATGGTGTTTCAAGGAGGCTGGAGCGTCACATCTGATCGCATCGCAGTCATCAAAGGGATTTGCGTCATGCACATATGGTATGAAGCACTTTGCTAACAAGGGGCAGTTAGTTCCAATTGCACAGGCACAGCCTGGAGATATCGTATTCTTCAATTTTGATAATGATACTAGTGATGCAGAGCACGTTGGTATTGTTCTCGCCAATGACAAGAAGAAGAAGATTCTTAAGACTGCAGAAGGCAATACATCTGCTCCTGCTAACAAGAAGGGTAGCCAGTCAAACGGTGATGGTGCGTACTTTAAAGATCGCCCATACACATACTGCTTTGTGGTTGCTCGTCCTAACTGGGATGCACCTGCTCCAAAGGCTGCTCCAAAGAAAGGTGCTGCTAAGAAGGCTGCTCCTGCTAAGAAGGCTCCAGTTAAGAAGTCAGTTGGCGGTGGCGGAAAGGGTGCGGTAGCACTATAATGGAATCAACCAAGAAGAGTTTAATTAAAACTTTAAGTTGGGAATCCTTCCATCTTCTTGGTGTCGCTGGAGTAATCTATATATTTACAGGTGAATGGGAGTACGCTAGTTTAGGTGCTCTCATTTACATAGCCTGGGAAGCATTGGGATACTTCATACACGAGAGATTATGGGCCAAGTTTGGAAATAAGGTAAATTAATGAGAATTAAAATCATTAAGTTTGTCGTTAAAGCACTTGGGTATGAGTGGTCTGGCGATAGCCTGAAATTACCAGTTTGGTATGTTAAGGAAAAGAAGAAAAAATAGATGGCATCATATGAGTATGATTGTACGTCGTGTCAAAAACGATATACTAAAATCAGATCTATGAAAGAGGAGGACCCTGGGTACACTTGCGATACTTGCAATGTAGCCTTAGTTCGTGTATACTCTAATATAGGAGTCACATTTAATGGGAGTGGCTTTTATACAACCGACAATCGAAGGGTATAATATGAACGTTATGTCAGAACATCCAGCCACTCAGTCTAAGCAAGAATGGGAACTAACAGCCCATGATCGCTGCGATGCTTGTGGAGCACAGGCTTATGTGCGTGCCAAAGGTGTATCTGGGGAACTTCTTTTCTGTGGACATCACTGGGAAAAGGCAATGAATAATGCTGTTGGATATGACAACATGATGAAGTTTGCCTATGAGATTCTAGATGAGCGTGAGCGATTAGTTGAAAACAGGCTCAAAGGGAGTGCAAATTAATGTACGAGTATTATGTAAGAGAAGTTAAAAACATTGTAGATGGCGACACAATAGATGTCGTCATTGATTTAGGCTTTAATGTGTTGTTTGAGCAACGTGTTCGTCTGGCTGGTATTGACACCCCAGAGTCACGTACTTCAGACAAGGCTGAAAAGGCTCTTGGCTTAGAGGCCAAGGAATACCTAAAGAAGCACATCAAGGCTGCCAAGAATATCGTAATCCGTACAGAGAAGATGGACTCTTCTGAAAAGTATGGTCGCATTCTTGGGTGGGTATATTTAGATGGCGAGTCTGAATCAATTAACAATAAGATGATTACAGATGGATATGCCTGGGGATATCTTGGAGATACCAAGATCAAAGACTTTGAAGCATTAGCAAAACAAAGAGCAAAAAGTGGAAAATGAAGAAGACTCAATCATTGAGCAACTTATTCTTAGAGGTGCTCTAGAGCCATCTGGTTTTGATACTGAGAATGGCGAAATGCTTTATAGTTTTACAAATAAACTACAAACAGACTTTCCAGAAATACATGCTGGATTCATGACATTTTTTTCTCAAGACACCATGAAACTTTGGGAGCATGGCTTTATTGAGATGGATGTTACTGAAGATAACCCTGTTGTCAAGTTAACCGCAAAAGCATTTGATAAATTAAAGGTTAAGCAACTGGATGAATCACAACAGTGGACTCTTAAAGAGATCATTCGTGTGATAACAGAACAGTAGTATAATAAAAGCAGGGGTTTGTTCATGGATTACTTAGTAGGATTTTGGCTTGCCTTAACATTTATGTCCGTATTGGTTTGGTATATTACTAACCATAGGGTAGACACTGTTGAGCGCAATAATAAATTAATCCGCTACAGTCAAAGTCATGTTCATAGCCTTGTATCACCTTTAATCCCGCCAGATCTTACCAAAAAGAAACAACCTAAAACGCAATCTAGAAAGCATGAAGATAGTACAAATATTCGTGTAATCATTATGGATAGCAAGGCTTATTGGATCAAAGACAATGTGTTTTATTCTGCAGACATGGCTCCAGATGGAACTGTAGATAAGGATACAACGCAGAAAGTTGACACCTTTAGCCTCAATAAGGTACAATTAGATAAAATGGTCTTTATCGTAGATCGATTAACAGAAGGGTTAGATGATGATAGTAGGTATTCAGGCAACTAGTACGTTCACTGATTACAACGTATTCTTGCGTGCCATGGGTGTTGCCCTAAGTACAATGCCAGCAGATGATAAATACTTCTATATCTATAGTGCTGGCCCCGCCAAACTTAATGCAATGGCTACAGAGTTTGTCAACATGTCAGAACGTGGCATGAAGACACGTGGAAGAAAAATTAAACTATATAAAGTACCGCCAAGTTGGATGTCCGAGAATATGGAATCATTCAATTACTTTGCATACTTTTCTTTGCCAAAGGAATCAGTTTCAAAACTAGTCCATGAGGCAGAAGATAAGAATGTAGACGTTGGCATTTTCCGATACTAACAAAGAGAGATATCATGAAGTTGATCAGTTCCCTTGAAACAATGGAAAAAATTGTTGCCAGTAACAAGAACCTATTTTGGGATGGCTGGACAGTAGTAAGCAAGGTAAGATCCTTAAAAGGAATGTCGTCAGTAGACGGGGCACGCATTAATAATGAATGGCATGTGCTAACACGCTACGAACCATCACGTTCTGGTTGGTCCATACCAGACAGATTTGTGGGGGATAATGCATAAAGAAAACTGGAAGGACCGTGGTTCTTGCAGGGGGTATGATACAAATTTATTCTTTGATAAATACGAAGAACAATTAACCTTACGCCCAGCAATAGATAAATTATGTGCTGAGTGTCCTGTTGTAAAAACATGCTTTGCTGTTGGAATTTCTACTAAAGAGACAGGTGTATGGGGGGGAATCTATTTACAAGATGGCTCCATTTCACGTGAGTTTAGTTCCCATAGAAGCAAGTCTGACTGGGCACAAACTTGGCAAGTATTAACGATGGATTAGTCTGATATGTATACACAACAAATGAGATTATCCTTTCACTCTTTATCACACTTTGCTCCCAAAGGATTCTCTTTGCAAATAATTGACAATGAGCACTTCCTTACGCTAAAAGCAAGTGAAGAAGATTTTATGAAGTTGTCTGGCGAAGATAAGATACGTGCAGTAGAGTATATGATAAGAGCAAAAAAGGCATTAGAAGATAACGGAGCAATAGTACTATTAGTTCGTGAAGGAGGTAAAGAGTGAACAACTTTTTAGCAATAGTAGATGATAACTTTATTGATCGTCAGGTTGTAGAACAAATTCAAAATGAGATTGTGGCATTGCCATTTCATTATGCCCCAAGGGTTGGTGCTAATCCAGATGGAATCGTTGGGGTTGCTGGAAATAGTTTTACAGACTTTCCAATGTGGGTCAATGGTTCTAATACATTAAATATGCAAGAGCCTATTGCAAACATTGCAATGTATTTGTATGATAACTTTTCTAAAAAGAATAACTTACCTTTAGGTACTGCAACACGTGCTAAAACTAATATCACTACCATTAATACCGATACTAGACCTTCCTTTCCACATGTTGACAGTATGAATGAGCACTATGTTTTTCTATATTATGTTAATGATAGTGACGGAGACACAATTTTGTACAACCAGCATTGCGATGGCACCACCACCTTTACAGAAAATGATTTAACTGAATATATGAGTATTACTCCATCAGCAGGCAAGGCTGTTCTATTCAATGGTAAAATCTTTCATTCATGGAAGACCCCGCAACTTTCTAACATGAGGTGCGTTATTAATATGAATATTACATTTGATCATGGAGTGCAGTAATGGATCCACTATTTGGAATTGCATTCTTTTTTGCTGGATGGTTTGTTTGTTGGATGCAGATGAGGGATTATGACAAAAAAGATTAAACTATTTATAGTACTATTTCTTGGGCTAGGTATTAGCACATTTATATATGGGGCAGCACAGTTGACTAAATTGCGTGATTCCGATATACTAGATGTACAGTTTGATGACGATGAAGAGGAATGGTTCTAATGCAAACATTTTTGCCCTCAAAAGATTTTGATGTGGCTGCTAATATGCTAGACTCTAAGAGACTAAACAAGCAAATCTTAGAAGCATACCAGATACTAAAGGTTCTATCCAATAACGATCCAAAGGCTGCATGGCGCAACCATCCTGCTGTTAGGATGTGGAAGGGATTTGAGCATGGCCTATTTACCTATGCCCTGGCTATGGTTGGCGAGGCAAATAAGCGTGGCATCAAGACAGATAAGAATATGGATAACCTAATCACCCTACGTGTAGATAAACTACCTCAGTGGGGACATGGGCTACCAAAGTGGTATCAGAATTCTACTGAAATGCGTCGTATCGTAATGACCCATCGTGCTAGACTGTTTGTTAAGGATCACCACTTCTATAATCAATTTGAGATAGCGTACTATGACAGTGACAATAGGCCATGCTGTGAGGGATGCAACTACTACTGGCCCACTCACGCAGAAAGGAATGCTGCTTAATGAGTTATCATATATATAATAAAATTCTTGAATCTAAGTACGCAGAAAATATAGAGTCTGAAATTCTACATGTACCATTTTATCTAAACCATCAGATGAAAAAGAGTTTTGCGGAACTTAGAAACCCTTCTCCTTTTCTAAGAAGTGCTAAACATCCTGGAGACTCTGTAGATATTGGCAAAGAAATTTCTGCATACGTGACTAAGCATTTTATGGAAAAAATTATTCTTAAAGATATGTTAGTTCATGATGCCTATATTATTATTTTAGAAAAGCAACAGTTGAATCAGGAGTTGGGGGACAAACGTTATCCACTAACCATGGCATATTTTGTTAATGAAACCCCCTCATCCTTATATGCAGATAACAATGTTGTCGCACGAGAGATCAGTTCTTCTGATACCATTCTTTTTAATCCTAATGAGGTTAAGGTTTCGATTGATGTTAGAGGAACTCAGGCTGTAATCGTAGCCCACATGGAGGAGATCAATGGATAAGATTGTTATTGTTGCACTTGGCACACTAATTATGGCACTTGTTATAGATAACATTAGATTACGATATAAAAACCATGCTTTTAAAATTATGGCAGGGCAAGCGGTAGTAGACCAAACAGCCCTAGCAAATATTATTTCTAAAGAACTTGCAAACCAATCTGAAGCAATAGACCAAGCAAAAGAGTCTCACGATGCCATGATAAACTTTCTATCTACGTCTCGTGAGTTAGCATTTGAATACATTGCAAATGCACAATCTGTAGTAAAAGAATTTGTGGATAAAGTTGGGCCACATGTTAGATACTATTCTAAATTTGGTGGGGTCATATCCTCACCGCATGATAAGGCAATGACTGACATTAGCGAGGCATTTCCAAAACTAGAGTCGCTATTACCTGAAGATCATGCAAATGAAACAACAGGAGAGGTATGAGAGAGATACTACTATCAGCCGTAACTGGTTTAGGATGTGGCGTTGTGTTTGCTGCTTTTAAACTACCAGTTCCTGCACCGCCAATGTTTGCTGGCGTTGCTGGTATAATTGGATTGTGGCTGGGATACAACTTAATAACCAACTACATCTAAGGAGAAATAAAATGGATACAAAGATGAAGGCAATGTTAGCATCTTATGCAAGATCAGTTCTTGCAGGTGCTGCAGCACTTTATATGGCTGGCGTTACTGACCCAGCAGACCTTGCTTATGCATTGGTTGCAGCAATTGCACCTGTTGCACTACGAGCATTGAACCCTAATGACCCATCATTTGGTCGTGTGCCAAGCGTTGAAGAAGTTGAGGTTGCTGTGAAGTCTGCAAAGGCTCCAGTTAAAAAAGCAGCAGTAAAGCGTACTGCTAAGTCTAAGTAATAGCAATTACTTTAAAGAGAAGGGGGTCTAGTTGACCCTCTTCTTTTTTATATGATATACTTGACGTGTACTCGCCTAACGGGGGTACAAAAATTAACTCGCTGAAAAGGAGAAATAAAATGAGTTATATTAACGTATCAACAACTGGACTAGGATCTGCCATGATAAATGATCCATTATTTATCGGTTTTGACAGAATGTTTGACCGATTAACACAATCAGTAGGACAACAGTCTGGATTCCCCCCATACAATGTTCGCAAGATTGATGAGGATACCTATGTAGTTGAACTTGCTGTAGCAGGTTACAACAAGGATTCTATTGATATCACAGAGCATGATGGAGTTCTTACTATTAAGGGTGAGCGTCCAGAAGATGCTGAAGAGTATATTCATAAGGGAATTGCAGGACGAAAATTTACACGTACCTTTACCTTAGCGGAATATATGTTTATTGACAGTGCTGATCTCAATGATGGAATGCTATATATTGTAGTAAAGAGAAATGTTCCAGAAGAGAAAAAGCCTAAGACAATTAAAATCAAGTAGTATAATATAAAAGTCGGGGGAGACAGCGACTTTAAATACCTGGCATGGCCCACACAGGACCTTGGGATGGATTAGTTACCTATCTTATATAACCGAGCCATCGTGCTTGAATTACCTGTGTGGGTCTCTGTAATTTATGGGTATAATATTATTACTCATGACAGATCGAGAACTGCATAGTCAGAAGCAACAGTTTAAGAAAAAGTTGGCTGAAATCAAGAAGGCCAGTGGCTGTGTAGACTGCGGAGAATCTAATCCAATAGTTTTAGATTTTGATCATATTAGAGATAAGAAATACAACATTTCTCGCATGATTCATGATGGCTTTTCTTGGAAGGCAATAGTCAAAGAAATGCAAAAGTGTGAGGTTGTTTGCGCCAATTGCCATAGAATTAGAACCCATAATCGCCTTGTAGAGCGAACAGTGTGATACAATATACTTATGCCATATCATGTAGGTTCAAAGGGTTCATACGGTTGCTCAGGCTACCCTGCTTTAAAAGACACAGGAGAAGTTATGGGTTGCCATAAGACTCGCACTGCTGCTGCAGCACAGATCTATGCCATTAATCGTTCTGAGGGCAATATAGACAAGGCGATGCCGAATCTAAAAGAAGGCGACTTTGCTCTTACTGCACATGGTGGAGATGAAGAATTTCATATTGGCCAAGTCGTGCATGTTATGACAGAAGGAATGCTTGGAATTCCTGGTGGAGAGTATACATTAGAAGCAACACCAGAGAACCCAGCGGTACTGATTCAATTATTTGAACAAGAAGAAGATGGATTCTGGGAGGCAACACGCACTTACTCAGCATGCATGATGTCAATGATGATCCCTATCGATCCACTTCCACAAGAACCAGAATTAAAAGATATGGAAACAGCAATGGCTGAAGAGATGATGTATCCTAAATCAGATTGCTGCCCAGAAGATATTTCAAAGCAAGCACCTTGTTGGGATGGATACGTACAGCGTGGCATGAAGCCAGGTGAAGGCGGACGTATGGTTCCGAATTGTGTTCCAGCAGCAAAGGCAGATGATCTTTGGGAAGATGATGACACAGTTGTTTATGAAACTGATACAGTATCTAAAGCAGAAGGATACTCTCCTCCAGCAGGAGCACGTGCAGCAGCACGTAAAGCCATTAAGTTTAAAGAAGATGGCAAGGCAAATGGCGCAGGTACATCAGTAGGATGGACTCGTGCAGGACAATTAGCAAGAGGTGAATCACTTTCACTAAGCACTGTTAAAAGAATGTATTCTTACTTTTCTCGTCACGAAGTGGATAAAAAAGGAAAGGATTGGGGCAATCAGTCTAATCCATCCAATGGGTACATTATGTGGTTAGCATGGGGTGGGGATGCTGGCTATGCTTGGTCACGTCGCATTGTAAATGCTGAAAAAGATAAGGCATTGTTTGCTGATGTGTTTAATTCAATTGAAAAGAAAACACAGTCACGCAGAGGTAACTGGGAACTCTTTTCATAATACTGTACTACCAAAGGGCTAAGCAATGATTAAGGTAGCACAAATAGATCCAAACGGACTTTGCAATTCTAAATGTTGGTTTTGTCCAGTAGCATATTCTCCTAATCCTGCAATTGCCAGAAAGAATATGCCGATCAATGACATAGAATCTATCCTAAAACAATTACATGCTGGTATTGGTGATTTTGTAGATCCAGACTATACTTTCTTTTGGCCATCACACTTCAACGAAATCCTTTTATATCCACACTTTGAAGAAATGGTACAACTGTATCAAAAGTATAACTTTAAATTAATTATCTTTAGCAATGGGGTTAACCTAACTCCAGAGCAAGTTGATACAATTAATAAATATACAGATACAATTCAACATATCACTTTAAATATACCGTCAGCATTTCAGGATCAATGGTCTCAATATACTGGTTTCAATAAAAATATTTTTACTAAACTAATTAATAATTTAGAATATGTAAATACTAATCTATCTTCAGACATATCCTGGGCCATTCAGGTAAATAACTTTAATGAAGATTCTTTAGTGTCAAATGGTGGCACTGTAGAGATTATGGAGAATGCACCACAAATTAATCTAGATCGTAATAACGGTGACCTCATGAACACCATAAATAAGTTTAAGGAAATGTTTAGCAGGGCAAACGTTTATCCAGATAATAATAACGTAGATCGTGCAGGGTATTTAAAGAAGTTATCCATATTTAGCAATGAGCAATACCTCAATAGAGTAAGCGACAATGGCACCAAGAAGGTCGTAGGATGCTCTGAGAGGCGTGCAGAAGAGTTTCTACATATAAATGCTAATGGAGATGTGTTCTTATGCTGCTGCGATTATGACTTTGATACTGTTTTTGGTAACATATACCAAGATTCAATAAGGGATATTTGGAATAGTGTTGAGAGAAAGAACATGATATCAAAATCATTTTCTAATTTTTGCACTAATTGTGCTCTCGCTATTTGGGAATAACACTACTCGTTAACTCTTTATATTTAACTGGGTAGTCTGTACAAATTCCAAAGGCAAAATCTAGGTTAGGGCTTTCCTTTTGTTCTGGCAATACCGCAATTGATTTACTAGACATACTTTCTCCTGGGTATGTCCATATAAAACCTTTAGATGTTAGGGTAAACTTATCGCTTTCGTGCCAAAAATAATTTGCATTAGGAAATTCATTCTGGAATCTTGTAAGTGCTTCTAGATTTTTGCAATGAAACCACGAAAGGTGCATTATTTCTTCAAAAAATTGTTTGCTAAAACTAAAGGTAGGCCTGTCATGTCCTAATGCAAACCTGCCATCATTAGACCAAATGTCTATCTCAACATCAAATCCCATGTCTAAAGCAGTTTCGATAGCGGATGGACTATTTTCTTTTGCAGAGTTTGGTCCATATAAATTAGCACGATGTGCAATAATCTTTGTCATTTATTAATGATCTCCTTTGTTTTCTTTATTATATTTTCCATTGAAAAAATACCATTCTTAGAATCTACAACGGTATTAAAATCACATTGCATTACTGGCACCTCATAGCATCTAGTACTAATCATATACCCTATTTGATCATACCAAAAGTGATACTTTGCATTAGGGTTGATGATAGTTATATGGCAATCGTTACTTGCAAAGATCATGTTTGCCAACCCAGTTCCTTTTACTGATGCTATGTGTGACGCATTATTAAATAACGATATCTGATCAATAAAAGAATAGTCTGCGGGGTTAACAATTGTATATCCCTGTTCTTCAAAAAAAGATTCCATTTGCTCTACGTCTTCTTCTTCTTGAATTCTGAAAATTACATTATCTTCAATAGAATTAAAGCCACCGAACTTAGCAATTGACTTTCTAAATTCATTTCGTTCTTCTGTAGATAGGGTATCCAGTTGTTCTTTATGCCACAAGTGCCTAATTCTTATTAGCCCAGAGTTTTCCTTTTTCCTTGTAATAAAAATTTTTCCAACCTCTGATTTTTTTATGAAAGGCAAAAACTTTTCTCGTAGCACTTTGACTAATTCAAGATTATAGTATGAAAAATCATCGCCATCAGTCCAATATAGAATATTGTTTCCATCTAATTTATTAATGAAATTATTAAAAATATTATTAAAGTAATAAACATTTTCAAACATAACGTTATTACTTTCTTTTAAACATATTATATCATCACTACTTATCCCATAAATACCTGCAAGATCTCTAATGTAAGTCCCATGAGATGTTTCAAAGTGATACTTTATATTATGAGAATAGTCTGATACAAAATATAAGTTTAAGTCTGGTATTATTTTTTTTAAAAATTCAAACTGTCCTATGCAATCTACAATAAAGTGAAAATACTGGTTACTAGTTATGTCAATAATGAAAGAGTTTCCCTCAAGCACATTATAACTTTCTGCAGAGTTATTAAAACTTAGGTTAGTTACATGTTTACCACTTCTAGTAATATTTGGTAAAGAAATGTCCTCTATCTTATCATAATAGATTTTCATTTTACTCTTTGAAGATTTATCTTATCGTTAGTAACTCCAGGAGTCTTTACGCATACAATTTCGCAGTCTTCTAAAAACTCTGGATCTGCCACTTCAAATGGTTCTAAAATAAAAATTGTGCCAGGGGTTAATATCTGCCCATGGATTTTCATTTTGCCACGGACCAAAAGGTTGACCTCTGTGACAAATTCATGATAGTGATATCCCCAATCTTCTCCCTTTGGGTGTACTTTATAAGAAACTTCAAACTGTTCTTCTCTATAGGCAGCCTTTTCAAAGTTACCTACAAACCAACCACCTATAGTGTCTTCTATTCTAGATGTTTTCATAATCCAATATTATACCATTCCGTTGAGTTAAATCCCTGATCTGTTAGTACATTGACGGCAATTGCACGATCATCGTCTGTACTTCTGTACTTATCATTTATTACAATGCGCTTTCCACTTGTTACTCCCATGATTAAATAGTCAAATGGAATTCCCATCAGGCTTAGTTGTTGCTCAGTAATTAGTCTTGCAGACTCTTTGCGTGCAGTTACTAATATAATCTTATGTCCTCTAGAATCCCACTCATTAAACTTATCAACAACGCCAGGCAGTGATTCGGTAGTGTCTAGGGAGATGCTGCTAAACTTATGTGCGTGTTTTAAAATAGTACCATCAATGTCACAAAAAATAGTTTTAGGCTTATCAGAATAAAACTCATTCTTCTGCCCCAAATATGTCTTTACATCGTCAGGGGTACCCAAAGAAATGTATCCATGCTCTGGCATATCAAACGTAATTACCTTATAGTTATCGTCAATAAGGTATTGGTAGGTAGATGATACGTAGCACTCAGCCATTCCCTTTTGTCTGTATTCTGACAACAAAAGTTTGGCAGATCTAACAAAAAGTTTCCCATGCTTCCAATAGTGCACTCCAATTAAAGCAGTATTGCTGATTACTTGCTTTTCTTTTATAGTAGTCACTAAACCATTTTTTACTATTGCAAAACTATTTTTTGGATTATCTGATTCAAATGTAACAATTGCTCCATCGGCATTTGAGTTTCTTGCTTTAGACAAAAAGGCATTGCTATCCCAAAAGAGTAACTGGTCGCAGTTAGTTATGATTAATTCTTCGTCATTATCTATGTAGTCTTTAGCATATAATGCTGCATCTGCAGCACCATCCTGGTCGTGATCCAACATAATCTCTATAGAGTTGGGTCTTAAAGTTTTTAGTATTTGTGACAGTTCTTTGTTGTACTCTTCGTTATCATATTTGCGGGTAATGAAGATGTAGTCTCCGTCAATACCTAATGAGTTAACAGAATGCTCTATAAGAGTTATACCGTCAACATGGATCAGTGGTTTAGGTCTATCTATTCCAACATTCTTAAATCGTGAACCTAGACCAGCCATAGGTATGATTATTTTCATTATTACTCCGTATCTTTCAACTTGTATTATACCCTTAATTTAGTATAATATAGTTTTATAGATATACTAACTGTGCCCTCAGTAGGATTCGAACCTACGGCTTACTGCTTAGAAGGCAGTCACTCTATCCACTGAGTTATGAGGGCTTAGTGTCCGAAGTGGGATTCGAACCCACGCTTTGCAGATTTTAAGTCTGCTGCCTCTACCGCTGGGCTACTCGGACGGTAATGTTATGTATAAATAATTTTAGTAATACCAACCTCTACGATCTTATCATAACAACTATCACACGGCCTACTAAGACCAACAGACGTACCATTCTTGTTAAGTCTTGCTACATAAATCTTTGCACCATCAAGGTTAGATACCTTGCGAATTGCATCAATCTCTGCATGAATATGAGACTCGCTCTTAACCTCTTCCTTGCTACTCAAAACATCTGGATGATTTCTTACCTTGTTGATTCCAGTTGACAAAATGCGTCCACCCTTTACAACAACAGCACCATGGCGATATCTTCCAGCATTAGAAGATCTTGCAAGGTTGATTGCAATGGTCAAGAATCGCTCATCCTTACGTGACAACTTATCTATTAATTCCTTTGGCATCTTTCTTTTTCCTTTGTTCGTGAGTCCGCCAGGTTGGACTTGAACCAACGACAACCACCTTATAAGAGTGACGCTCTAACCATCTGAACTACTGGCGGGGGTTATTCTGTTGTATAACTAGTATAGACGATATTCGGCGGTATGTCAAGTGCTATAGATCACAGCAAAGCCATCGCTATAAATGGGCTTTAAACCATACATAATCATAAGATGATGTCCAGAGAAAGCATAGTTATAGATTACTAATGACTTATTCTTTTTAATAATATCAATATTGTTTTCTAAAAATATGTTTAGTATTTTATTTGAAAACGGATTGAACAAAAACACATGCATATTCTTATCTTCTAATGTGTATGTCTCTGCAGATTCGTTTATAATCTCTGCGTTAACATTACGTAATGCCATTTCGCATAATTCTTTTTGTACTTCAACCCCCATGGCATACTTATATCCAGACTCTAGGCCAACCTTAAGTACATTGCCAACTCCACAACCAATATCTATAATGGTATCGCTATCGCTATGACTCTTTGCAATTTCAAATAGTTTCTTAATATCTTCTGGTACAGAACTTTGATATGCGAACCAATCCTTATTGTCTGGTATATGTGTTCGCTTTCTGATCTCTGGCAATTTTTCTGGGTATATAGTAATAATGTCTTGTAGTGTAAAGATAAAGTTAAATTTATCTAACTCATGTAGGACACAGCCAGTATTCGTAATCCATCCTTGCTCAATTCCATGCTCCATCCATGCCCAAGAATCATCCATAGACTCAAACATAGGGTCATACATGTCTACCTTATCCATAATTGGGGATTCGATATAGCCACCAATGACGCACTCTTTAACAATAGATGGTTTAATTATTTGTTTGGCTATGCCAAAACCAATCCACTCGGATCTTTTCATGAAGGCTCAGAATAGTGGGCTACGTGTACTTTGCATACACCAGTTACAGTGTACGCACCATTGTCATCAACTAGGTCATTATATTCTGCGGGTCTGTCGCAGTAAAAACATTTCTCTGGTTCTCTTTTTCTAAGCATATTCTGATTATATCACATTTCGTTATCCGTGCCACTCATCAAATGAGATGCCACACCTACCACAAATTCCCTTTGCTTTGTTTTCTGGGGTCACAAACATATGATCGCAATACTGTTTTGGATTTGAATATTCCTTAACGCTATCAATACAAGTCATTATGGCCTTGGCCCACTTCCTTGCCCCTGGATACTCCATATTAGATGTAACGCCACGACCAGCATGCTTGTACCAATTAATAATTAAACCATTCTTCTTATATAAAAAGTTTGGAGGACAGCCCTTAGCATGTGGATGATCACTGTTTCCGCCTTCATCTATGTCCCAACCAGCATCACACCAGCAATAAGAACGCATCTCAAAAACATTGTTAATATAATCAGGCTCACCAGAGTTAGAGGTTAAAAGATTTCCATATCCGTACTGATCGTAGGAATAGCCACGGAATTCAGCAATAACTTCTGCTATCAAAGATAGCCCATCAGTAGCCCAATAAGCGTCGTACTCTTGGTATGGAGTATTGCTAAGTAATAACTGTCCTAGTTCAAGATTCGGGGCCATATAGTACCCTCTTAGCCTCTTCTAAATCATCAATATTAATATTCATAGTAATAACGTATGCGTTTTCGCCACGGTATCCAAGTATCCAAGCAACACCATTTAGTATCTTAGACTTCCAAGAAGGCATATGAAGCACTTGCATAGTTACTGGTTCTCCATTGGTACCCATAGTTTCTCATTTCCTTTATTGTAATAACGTGCCATAACAAATAGCAGGTCTGATAGCCTGTTTAAATATACCACAATCAATGGGTTTATTTCTTGGTTTTCCATTACTGACCATACAGTAATTTCTGCCTGACGAACTACGGCTCTAGCAAAATGTAACGGACCAGTTGGTAGAACAAAAGAATGCAAAGGTTCAAGATAGGAATTCATGTCATCAATGACACTCTCAAGCCAATCTATTCGTCTTTGCTCAATCTTAACAGTGCTATAGCCAGCAAGGTCAGCACCAAGATCAAATAGGTCGCTTTGAATTCTATCTATAATATCGCTACGATACTCTGTAGCCATACCTATTGCTGAGTTAGCCTCATCAACCTTACCTATGGCTTGTATCACAGGACTAGTTTTAGGGACACGCTTATTGTCAGCAACTGCGGTAGTACCTTTATCACCAGTCTTAGTATAGATTTTAGTTAGGTGAACCATTAATTTAAATCCTCAATTTTCTCAAATGATTGGAATGAAAGATATTTTCTTGCTGCTCTTTTTGCCATTCTCTTTCCACCCCAATATGTAAATGCATATCCGCCTCTTACTGAAGACCAATATCCTTCTTTTTTCTTGTCAGGCTGATGGTATTCTTCTACATCCCAAAAATATCCACTGTAATTACGTGATCTGTAAATACGAATTCTATATTGTGTCATGATAATTCCTTTTCAATAGCCTTAATAGTGGGGCAGGGATAAAGAACCACATCTAGTTGGCCTTGAAAAACAGCCCGACACTCTTGACAAAATGGCATTCTGTTTGAGTCAGGTTTATGCAATTCCACTACTGCACGAAGGGCTTCAGAGTTTCTATCTGAACTTTCAAGTGTTTGCTTATTGAACTGGACTGCTGCCAGCAATTCATCGTGGGTCATAGCAAATCCTTATCATTTTCATATAAACCATTTTCTTCATTAAACTTAATTAATTCAGTTAATGCTTGATCACGCCTATTTCGCTCTTCCATCTTTTTTGTCCAGCAATCAGAGCAAGAGGTTTTTGCCCAACCAGTCTCTGTTTGCAATTTACCCAAACTATTACCGCAATATTCGCAGGTATATGAAGAAGCGTATTCTGCAGCACGAACACAATCATACATAATATCTCTAATTAAACCATCTTCTTTAGTATCAAAATAAAATCTAAGTGTGCCAAACTTTTCTTTTACTTGAGCAATACTATAGTCAGGATCAAGATAAGATAGTTTAATATCTAACTTATCTAAAATGTCATACCAACCTTCATTGCATGAAATATATCTACCCCAGCCTTTAGGTATGCGACTGATTAATCTTTGTTCAATTTCGTTTATTTGCGTCATCTTTTGTCCACTCATACCTTCTATCATACAGGCAATCAAGGAGTTCGTCAAGTACCCCGCCCATAGTTGGGGCGGTAACTTCACAATGTAGTTCACCATCTGAGGAATGAATCATACCTTCCCAATGAGTAAACTCTCTATCAAAGTTAACCTTAGTAACCTCAATAGTGTAACTATCTGAATAGTCTAATTGATGCTCTGGCCATTCAATTGTCATGATAATTCCTTTTCTATATCAGTTATCGTATTGCATGGATATTTTTTCTTACATTCGGCACATTGAATTTCTGAGATAACATCCCCAAGATGAAATTCAAAAGGATAATGACGTTTAATTACTGCACGAATTGACCTCAACATTCCGTTTAATTCGCTGTTTTTATAAAAAGAACCCAGTGGGAACTTCTCCAACAATTCATTATGAGTTATAGCAGCATCCATCACAGCCATGTATCCTTTCAGATTCATCAGACATCTTAAAATCATCTGGGTCTGGATGTCCTATACCATGTGTACAGATACGCTCCATAATTCCTCTATCCCCTCGCCAATGCTGGGGGAATGAACGCATAGAATGATCACTACGATTATGAATAGTACAAGGAGTACCAGCACATTTTGATGCAGCATGCATTACACGGAAAAATAAATCAGTATGCTCTAGAGTAATTATAGGTTCATCTTTAAGTTCTTCCCACGCCTCTTGTGAAATAGGCATCATGTCTGTCATACTTACACGCTTAAACTCTGATTTGGATGTAAACTCTCTACGATTCATGACAACTCCATTTCATACCCGCAATATCGGCGGGAACAATAAATAAGTTTAATATATTCTGGACCAAGTGTCAATCTACCATTTATTTCAACAAAATCACAATCGTATAAATGCTTAAGGCTATGTCCAAAGGTATAACAAATTAGATTAGTCATTTAATCCCGCCAATTCTTCTTTAACTGCTAATGCTTCTGCCATACATTTAAGTACCATTGCTTCTGCTGTTAGCCTAGATCTTTCAAGGTCTATCGGATCATAGGCAAGTTTGCCGTTGACTCTTACCTCCCAATACCAGCCAGAATCTGGATTACGATCATCTGGAGGACAATAAACAATCTTAGCACTATACTCTGTACTATAGTTATTTGTTCTCATTATGGCCTACACTCTCTACACCATATGCTATAAAATCCCCAAAATTTTAATCCACAGTCGGGGCATATTCGTTGATTACTCACTTCAACTCCTTTTCAATAGCCAACTGAATTAGCCCTCTAATATGAAGCATTCCTTCTCTGTACCGCCTTAAATCATCGTCATTTCGGAGCGGATATTTATACAAGTCCAATGGTCGCCTTGAAACATTAGCGATTGCTTCATCTGTCCATTCAAGTAGTTCTTCAAGTTCTTCCATCATTTCAACTCCTTCTCAATAGCCTGAATAACTTTATTCATAGCGGTTGCATAGCCCCATTGAAAACATTGTGCTGCGATTTCATTAGGACTTCTATTAGCAAAATTCATATTGAAACTATCAGGTTTAGAATTATCCTCTATTGGCAATTCCACTACTGCACGAAGCGCAATAGCCAACCTATCTGCCACACTACAACTATCATTGAGATTATCAATCTTTGCTAGCAATTCTTCGTGTGTCATACCAACTCCTTCTCAATAGCCTGAACCATAGCCCAATATTTCTGAACACCCGCATCATTTGAATCAATCGGGTACTGCATAGTGTGATGGCAAACTTCTCTATCTTCTACATAAGTGATTGGAACTTCTTTCACTTCAACTCCTTCTCAATAGCCTGAATAGTTGGGCAGGGATATTTGTGTTTATTCATATAATAACGACAAATTTCACATAAATTATTTTTATTAGGCTTATGCAATTCCACTACTGCACGAAGTGCTTTGACAGGTTCGGCAGAATCTTTGAAAGAGTAGTTATCACAGATTGCCAGCAATTCTTCGTGGGTCATTCCAACTCCTTTTCAATAGTTTTAATAACTTTATTCATAGCGGTTGCATAGCCCCATTGAAAACATTGTGCTGCGATTTCATTAGGACTTCTATTAGCAAAATTCATATTGAAACTATCAGGTTTGGAATTATCCTCTATTGGCAATTCCACTACTGCACGAAGGGCATTTAGTTGAGCCACTGCTTCCTCTTTGATAATGTAACGAGCAGGACTTAATTTTGCCAGCAATTCTTCGTGGGTCATTTCAACTCCTTCTCAATAGCCCTAATAGTTGGGCAAGGTTATTTGTGGTAAATATCATCTTGGCATTCCCAACAAGCACCATCTACATTTCTATGCAATTCCACTACTGCACG